AGCAGGTGCTGATGATTTTACAATGACAGCTAATACCTTTACAATTCTGTCTGGATCAACTATAGCTATTGCTGCCGGTGGAGCAATTACAAATGCAGGCTCAATGGCGCCAGATATTACAAGCACTGGAAAGGCTCTGGTATTTGGATTTTAATTAGGAGGAAAATATGGCAAGTGAATTATTAAAATTAGCAACATTCAGAGGCGATGCATCTTCTGTTCAAGCATTACTAACTGTTGCAAGTGGAAAAACTGCAACAGTTTTATCAGTTACGATTTGCGAAACTGGCGGTGCTGCTGAAACTTTTAATTTACTGATTGATGATGGAGGCGGTGGAAGTGATACATATATCTACTTCGAACAGGCTTTAGGTTCTAAAGAAACTTTTGAACATACTGGAAAGTTTGTAATGGAAGCAGACGATCATTTATCAATAATTACAGGAAGTTCATCAAATATTGATGTATGTGTTAGTTATTTATTACAAACATTATAAGGAGTATTTATGAGTGGAATAGTCGGAAGTTATCACAATATCAGAGGTTCTGGTATTGTAGCAAAACTTGGAACAGACGGACAGGTATTTACATCGGCTGGTGCTGGTGTAAAACAAACATTTGAAGCTGCGGCTGGCGGTGGTTCGTGGAATCATATTAAAACTTTAACATCAGATGGTTCAGATGCCACACTGTCTTTTGTTGACGGGGCCGACGACGTCACCTTCGATAATACTTACAAAATTTACCGGTTTCATTATCAAAGTATTCATCCAGAAACAAATGCTACTGTCTTTGAGTTTCAAGCCAGTGATGATGGAGGAAGTAGTTACGCAGTAGCTGTGGTATCGAGTTTTCATAGAACTCATAATAATGAAAGTGGTTATAATCAAGGTACGGGTAGTGATACAGTTTCTGCCGGTGGTTCAACAGATTATTCACATCTTATGAATAACTCAGGATCAGATGCAGACCAGACTTGCAATGGTTGGCTTACTATTCAAGATCCATCAAATACAACATTCATGAAATGTTGGGCACATGAGGGATATTCGTGTGCTGCAAATGATTATTGGAATGGTGTCTATGGTGGCGGTTACTGGATAACTACTTCTGCTATTGATGCAATTCAGTTCAGATTTTCATCTGGGGAAATACAGGCAGGGACCATTTCATTATATGGTTTGACGACCTAGAAGAAAAATATGCCAAGATTTCATAATATAAACGGAAACAAAGTTCAGTTTACAGCCGGAGAAGAAACTGCAAGAAATGCAGCAGAAAAAACGTGGGCTGATGCAGCTCCTGCAAGAGCTTTAGCGGAGTTGAGAGAGAAAAGAAATAGATTTCTTGCTGAAACAGATTTCTATGCTTTATCGGATGTAACCATGTCGGAAGATATGACAACATACAGGCAGGACTTGAGGGACCTTCCTTCTGGGTTAACAACTGTTGATGATGTTAATAATGTTACATGGCCGACTAAGCCGTAATAGTATAGTGCAAGGTCTTTATGCTTCAAAAGATAAACATCTTACCAGGATTCAATAAGCAAGTTACAGCTACAGGCGCCGAAGGCCAATGGGTCGGCGGAGACTATGTCCGTTTTAGATACGGCACGCCAGAAAAGATAGGCGGCTGGGCGCAGCTTGGAAGCATTACTCTTACCGGACGGAACACGGCTCTGCACCATTTCGTCAATTCCAGCGGAATAAAGTACGCGGCTCTTGGAACTAACCGATTTTTATATGCCTATTCTGGAGGAGCTTTTTATGATATTACTCCTCTTAAAAGCACAACAACTTTAGCGGATGGAACGGCCTTTACAACAACCAATGGAGATGCCACAGTTACGATCACTTTTGCAAGCGCTCATGGCATTACTAAAGGTGACATTATTCTTTGCGATAATTTTAGCTCTGCTACCAATTCTAATTTTAGTTCTAGTGACTTTGACGATACTAATTTCATGGTCGCAACCGTACCCACGTCCACAACTATCACAGTCGAAATGGGATCCAACGAAAGCGGATCAGGAGCATCCACATCAGGAGGAGTAAGAGTCAAACATTATTATTCTATTGGTCCAGCCTTAGAAGAATCAGCTGCTGGATTTGGTTTAGGACTTTGGGGTGGTATTGTATCAGGCGCTATAACTTCTACTCTTGATGGTGCAATTGATGATGATGACACAAGTTTAACTCTGGCAGAATCAGGATCGTTTGGTACTTCAGGAACGGTTAAAGTAAATGATGAACATATTACCTATACTGGAAATGATTCAGGAACAGAAATTTTATCAGGACTTACCAGAGGATCTGACAATACAACAGCAGCTTCCCACTCGGATGGAGCAACCGTAACCGAGATATCTGATTATACTAAATGGGGTGCATCACAAACTGGAGATATTGTAACGGCCCCTGGTCTATGGTCCCTGGACAATTTTGGCAATAAACTTATAGCAACCATTTTTGATGGTGCTACTTTTGAATGGAATTCTAATGCAGATGATGCAACTTCTACAAGGGCAACGATTCTTGCCAATGCACCAACGGCTGCTATTAAAACTTTAGTATCTACACCTGATAGACACTTACTATTCTTTGGAACTGAAACAACGATTGGAACGACTTCAACACAGGATGAAATGTATATCAGATGGTCGGATCAAGAATCAATTGATGCATCAACATCGTATGCACCTTCAGCAACCAATACGGCTGGTACACAAAGACTGGCTGACGGAACACGGATCGTGGGAGCACTTAGAGGACGTGATGCAATTTATGTCTGGACGGATACGGCTATGTTTATTATGCGATTCGTTGGACAACCTTTTACTTTTTCATTTCAACAAGTTGGAACAAACTGTGGCTTAATCGGAAAGAATGCAGCGGTAGAAGTAGATGGTTCAGCCTACTGGATGTCTGAAAATGGTTTCTTCAGGTATACTGGTAAACTGGAATCTTTACACTGTCTCGTTGAAGATCATGTTTATGATGATTTGGCTACGGTTCCTAAACAACATATCTATGCAGGATTAAACAATCTTTTTGGTGAAGTAACCTGGTTCTATCCGAATAGTGGTGCTTCTTCAAACAACAGATCTGTAACCTATAACTATATGGATTCAAGTGCTGATCGTCCTGTATGGACAACTAGTACACTTGCAAGATCTACATGGGCGGATTCTGCAATATTTGGAAAGCCCCATGGAACAGAATATGATTCCGATGCAACAAGTGATTCAACCGTTGGCAATACCGATGGTGTAACAACTTATTATGAACATGAAACAGGAGTTAATCAAATTAAAGCTGGAACTACTAGCGCTATTGCAGCGAATATAGAATCAGGAGACTATGATATATCATTAACAAAACAAGGTGGAGCTGATACCAGAGGAGACGGAGAATACATAATGAAGATAAGAAGAGTGCTTCCTGATTTCTTGACCCAGACTGGCGATGCAACGGTTACATTAAATTTAAAGAATTATCCAACGGACTCACAGGCAAGTTCATCTCTTGGACCTTTTTCATCAACGACTAGTACAACAAAAATAGATACACGAGCAAGAGCCCGTGCTATATCATTAAAGATTTCAAATTCCGATCAAGGACAGCACTGGAAGCTTGGAACATTTAGATTAGATATACAACCGGACGGAAGAAGATAATGGCTAGAATTGTACAATCATTAACCCAACCTTTAAAAGAATACGATCAACAGATACAACTGTCTTTCGTTCGTGATATAGATAGTGTAATACAAAAACTAAATTCAACATTTCAACAAGATTTAAAAGACGAGGCTGAAGCAGAAGGCTTCTTCATAGCATAATGGCAAATACATTCGTCAATAAAAAGGTAGATTTAACGAGCACAAGTGCTACTACATTATATACTGTACCTACTGCTACAACTGCTGTAGTTAAATCTATACTCGTATCCGAAGATTCAGGAAACGCGGACACGATTACGATCACATTAACCGATACAGATGCTGCTGTTTTCAGCCTTTTTAATGTTAAGGCGATCTCGGCCAGTGGAACATCAGAATTACTATCAGCTCCTTTAGTTGTCGCTGAAAGCGAAATTATCAAGGTAACGGCTGCAACAGCCAATCGGCTGCACGTTGTACTCTCGGCTTTGGAGATTAAACCAAGAGAAGTAACAACTTGATTTATTCTTATAAAAAGAATAAATTATAAACTCAGGTGAAATCCCTGCCTTTTTACAACTACACAAAATTATGGCTATAGATAGAACAGGAATAGATTCATTAGACGCAGGCGCAACGAAAAGTCCTTCAGGAAGTAGTATTAAATACGAAGGAGATATTGTTGAACCTCAAATGAAAATGGCCGAATGGCAAGGAGATCCAGGAACGGATTCTCGTGAAGAAGTCCGTGAAG